GACACGACTCTCAAATAACCAAGTTGTTTAGTCGTATTGATGAAACTAATAAGTGTATTCAAAAGATTAATAATAGTATGTTACAAGTTAAATGGAGTGTTTATGGTGCTATTGGTTTCTACATAGTTACTCAGATTGGAATTATAGAGGCATTTAGAATAGCAGTATGATAGCATTACTTACAAATGTTGCACCAATACTCTTAGGCTTTGTTGCTAAGTTATTTGCCTTAAAAAGTCAAGCAGCAGCAGAAAATCAGAAGCTGATGATACAATCACTACAAGTTCGTAATGATTCTATCAATCAAGCCAGAGATCGAGCAGATAAAGAAAGTCCTATGGCTGCATGGAATAGAAGAATTATAATTTTAGTGATCCTAGCTTTAGTTATATTTACACAAGTAGCACCTGTATGGTTTGATGTTCCTACAGTCATACCTACAGTAGTAAAAGGTGCAAGTATATTAGGCTTTCAGTTAACACCTGATGTGGTAGAATATATAACTGTAGAAGGGATGTTGAAATTTGATGAAATATTCCAATGGGCAACAATGATAATCGAATTCTACTTTGGAGCACAACTAGCAAAAGGTAGGTAAACATGAAAAGGGCGATTGTTATACCCGATCAGCATTTTCCGTTACATGATGAAAAAGCGGTTAAGGTTGTATTAAAGGCGATAGAATTTGTAAAACCAGAAATATTTATCAATTTAGGTGATGTTGGAGAGTGGGAATCTGTATCTGGTCATAAATATAAAAGAAGGAAACGACCACCATTAGAATATCAGCTTCCAGAAATAGATAAAGAAATTAAAGCAGTAAACAAACAGATAGACAGATTTGACAAGATTTTAGATAAGGTTAAATGTAAAGAACGACACATACTAGCTGGAAATCACGATGAATGGCTAGATGCGTTTGTAGAAGAGAATCCTTACCTAGATCAATACACATTTAGAAATGCGTGTAAATGGGATGAAAGAGGATATGAATATAGATTTTGGAATGAAGTATTAACCATTGGTAAGTTATCTTTTGTACATGGTGCTTACGCAAGTGTAAACCATGCTAAGAAACATTTAGATGCTTATGGAACGAATCTAATGTACGGACACGTTCATGATGTGGCACGACATTCTGCAACTAGATTATTAGATGGAAATATTAGTTCGTGGGCAATGGGTTGTTTAAAAGATATGTCGGCAGAAAACAACACATGGTTAAAAGGTAGATTACATAATTGGAATCATGCTTTTGGAATTGTAACTTTTTTTGATAATGGTAATTTTCAAGTAGAAGTTGTAGATATTGTAAAAGGAAGATGTTCTGTATGGGGAACAATAATTAAAGGATAGGGATATGACATTTAGAGAACTAATTAATCAAGTATTAATAAGACTAAGAGAAGATACAATAGCTTCTGATTGGTCTGGCGATATTAACGATAGTACAACTGTATCTGCATATCATAAAACAATAGGTGCGTTAGTTAATGATGCCAAACGAAGTATAGAAGGTTATCACGACTGGTTAAATCTTAGAGAATCAGTTGATATATCTACAGTTAATGGAACTAAAAATTATAACTTATCGTCTGGTCAAGAGATTAAGATTGTTGATGTAACAAACAACACTACAGGAATCCATTTAAGACAGGTAAGTAAGGTGTACATTAACACAGTAAAGTACCCTACAGACACTACTGGCGACCCTCTATATTATGGATTTAATGGTAGTGATGCTTCTAATAATTTAAAGGTAGATTTATCACCAGTTCCAACAAAGGCTGAAACCATAACATTTGATATTATTAAGTACCAAGATGATTTAGCTACAGCTTCTACGGTATTAAAAGTTCCATCTAAGCCAGTTATACTTGGTACATGGGCTAGAGCAATAGCAGAGAGAGGTGAAGATGGTGGTACACAGTCTAGTATAATGGCTCAAGAATCTAGTGAGGCTCTTAAACAAGCTATTATGTTAGATAGTGGAAACACTCAATATGAATCAGATTGGTTTATCTCTTCTAGATAATGGCTAAAGAAATTACATATCAACCATTATCCGATATAGGTCTTAATGGGTTAAATACACAAAGTAACCCTTCAACCTTAGACCATTCATGGCTGACTAAAGCAGAGAATATAGTTTTAAGAGAGTCTGGTCGTATTACTTTTAGAAAAGGTTTAAAACAGAAAGTTGCTCCTAATGTTGTACACCCAAATGGAGTAGCAATAGGTTCTATGATAGAACATAAAGAAGCTGATGGTACTAATAAGATATTCGCTAGTTATGGTACATCTATATATACAGTAGATTTTACTTCACCCGAAGATGCCTTTCCTAGTAGTGGTGCTGACGTCAAACACACAGTAGGAAGTTCAACAGGTGATTGGCAGTTTGTAAATTATAATAATAGATTAAACGCATTTCACGCCAGTATAGTTCCACAAAGATATGATGGTGCTTTAGGTTCTGGTTCTAAGTGGGCAGCTTATGATAACGCACATAGACCATCCTCAGTAACATCAGGGGAATTTAAACCTAGTTGTGGTATGGGCTACTATGGTCGTATGTGGGTAGGTGGGGTTGCAGAAGAAAAGGATGTTGTTCACTACTCATCTCTATTAGATAGTGATGATTTTAGAACTACAGCAGAAAATGGTGCTTCAAATGGTGGTTCTATAGATTTAAAGACTGTATGGGGTACTGATGAAGTGGTGGCAATAGCACCTTATTTTGGTAAGTTAATTATTTTTGGTAAGAATAATATAGCAATCTATGATAGTCCAGATATTATTGCAAATACAGTTCTCAACGAGGTTATAAGGGGTATTGGTCTAGTTTCAAGAGATAGTGTACAGGCTATTGGAGATGATTTGGTATTCTTATCTAATACAGGATTACGCTCTCTTGCAAGAACAACAGAGAAAGACAAACTACCACTACAAGATTTATCTTTAAATATAAAAGATACATTAATTAGAAATATAGGTAATAGCACGAATGTTAAGAGTGTCTATGTAGAGAATGAGGGTATATATATTATGTCTTTTGTTGCTAAAAACATTAACTATATATTTGATTTTAAACATAGAACACCTAATGGTGCACCAAGAGTAACTACTTGGACTTTTGATAATGATAGAGAACCTGCAAGTCTAATTTATACAGAATTATATGGATTATTAGTAGGACAGAAAGATGGTTCAATTGCTGGATATGAGAAACATTATGATACTGATTTAGCAGGTGCATCTACTTATACAGATTTTTCTTATACTGCTGCATTTGAAACAGTATGGGTAAACTTAGGTGAATCTGTAGCAGCATCTCTATTAAAGAGATTGTTTATGGTTCTTGAAGGTGGCTCTGGTGCGACAATGGGTATCAACGACTTCTATAATTTTAAATCCAGTAACGACTGGCAATTCATTTATATGGGGTGCTTCTGATTCTTTATATGGAGCGACAACAGTATCACATACACACGTTGCAGGAACACATCCAAATTCAGCGACTTATAAACCTATATTTGGATTAAGAGAATATAGGACACCACTTACAGGTAGTGCAAAGCACTTAAAACTAGCAGTAGATATAGAGAGTAATGGATTTGATGCCTCTCTACAGAATTTAACAATTTTACATAAACAAGGGAAGATAAGATAATGGCAGATTATACGATAGCAGGTTCTTGGAATTTAAAAGACGGTCTGGCTGACTCAGATGCAAACAAGATAATATCTGGAGATGACTTTCATACGGAGTTCACTACAGTACAGACTAGTGTGAACTCAAAGGCAGATATAGCTTCGCCTACTCTGACAGGTACACCACTAGCACCTACAGCATCAGTAAGCACAAATACAACACAGTTAGCTACAACAGCTTTTGTAAGAAACACTAACTGCTTATGCTGATTCGGCAGCAGTAGTTACAGCATTAGGTGGAACGACTTGGGTATCTATTGGAGCAGGTAGGGTACTGGTAGGATTGGATTCTGGTGATACTGACTTTGATGTTATATCGGAAACAGGTGGTGCTAAAACTGGTTCTCATACACTTACTGTTGATGAGATGCCTGCTCACACTCACACTTATGGTAAATCAACCACTACTGAGAATATGAGTATTCACGATATTAGTGGACTTAGGGGTGCTGCTACTACAGCCACAAGTTCAACAGGTGGTGGTTCAGCACACACGCACCCAATAGTACAACCGTACTTAGTAGTTTATTTTTGGAAACGCACAGTTTAATTAGGAGATAGAGATATGCCATATCAAGACATGAGGGTAGGAAGCAAAAGACCTGCTTCTGCTTTTAAAGAACCAGCAACAAAAGTAACCCCTAGAGGTGGTGGTAGCATCAACTTAGGCTCTCTTCTAGGTGGTTTATTTGGTGGTGGTGGTAAAAATGTAGATTACGCTAAACAAGACTTTGAAAGACAAAAAGAATTAATGGACAAGATGTACGGAATGAGTGCACCATATAGCACTTATGGTGTTACTGGAAGTAATGTTGTAGACCAAGAAGGTAAAACAATTAAACAAACTTTATCTCCAGAGTTACAAGCACAGTATGATGCGTTATTAAAACGCTCTGGATTAACTGCTGATAGAGTTGCTCAAATGTCTGGTAGTCCACAAGAGTTACAAAATTATATATACAATCAACAACAATCATTACTACAACCATCTCAAGACCAAGCTAGAGCACAGCTAGATGAACAACAAATAGCTAGAGGTATGCTGGGTTCTACAGGTGGTGCTTCTCAAAGAGGTGGACTTGAAACAAGTATTGGTATGCAAAATCAACAAGCACTAGCTAATGCTTTGGCACAATCACAAGGAATACTAGATGCAGAGAGAGGTAGACAATCAATGGATGTGTCTAACGCTTTAACTATGGCTGGACAACCTAATGCTATGTTAGGTGCTGGTGGTCAATATGCTGCTGGTGGAGCAATTGGAAATATTGAGGGTGTAAGTTTAACATCTTCTAATATCGCCAATCAACTAGCAGTTAGAGATGGAACACGAAAGAAAGGTCTTTGGGATATGTTGGGTATGAGTAGTGGTGGTGGTAGTGGTGGACTATTTGGTGATACTTTTAGTAGTCTATTTAACAGATAAGGAGATAAGATGGGTTTATTAAGTAATAAATATGATGTAGAACAAGGCATAAATGATGCTATGACAAGTACAGCTTTGTCTTTTGGTCAATTAGCCTCTCCTAGATTTGCACCAATGACAGCCAGTACAGCACTACAAGGTGATATGGCTGGTAGAGGTTTAGGTATGATGGTAGGTGGACAAGACCCTAGAATAACTAAACAAAATACTGTTGATGAGATTATGAAAAAACATCCAGACCCTTCAACACCAGAGGAATTGGAAGCAGTAGCTAATGACTTACAAGCAGCAGGTCTTATGGACTTAGCAGTTGAAATTAGAGCAGTGGCTAATGAAACTAAGAAAGCAGATGCAGCAACAACAAAAGCTAATGCTCCTAGTGCAGATTTGTTTAAGAATTTAAGTAGTGCTTTATCTACTCAAGTATTAACTACAAAGTTTATGGATAACTATTTTAGATATGCAAAGGATGAGGATTTATCAATAAAATATGACAGAGATACAAGTTCTTATGATACTTATACTGCATATAAAGATGGTAAAAAATCACATCGAGAGGACTTAGAGAACTTGTTTACTCAATGGGCAAATTCTAAAAAACATGATGGTACGAATAAAGACGAACTAGCCACTTTAATGAATGATGATGCAGCAATGACTGCCGATTTCATAAAATGGATAGGTCATCATGGTAATGTAGAACTGTCTGAATATATGCAGGGTGCAATGATGGGTGGTACTACAGGTGGTGAAGATGGTGGTCTTGGAGAAATTGAAGGCTATGTAGCAAAAGTAGATGAAGATGACCATATGGTGATTACAGCGAGAGCAGAAATTGCTGAGTGGACTATTAAAGATGTTAATAAAAGGTTGGGCTTGTTAGATAAAATAGAAAATAAAGACCCACTTCAAACTATGCGATGGGAACTATTGAAAGAAAGAAAAGCACAATTAGAGAAAGAAGGAAAAGAAACTAACCAAGCTAATGATGCTGAATCAGCTACTATAGCTGCTGGTGCAACCCAATACACACCAGAGATGGCTGAACAATTTACAGCATGGTATATGCAATAATATGTCTAGCACTTATATAGATGGTATTGGTTTTGTAGCTATTTCTTCGTATAAAAGTCCAGAAGAAAGAGATACAACACTTGATTACTATAGAAATATAGCACCTAAATATCAACAGATTGGTGGATTTAAAGAAGGCTTTAATGATACACAATCTATAATTTTTAGAGCATGGGAAAATCTTTTTAAGACTGAAGATGAAGAAAAGAATACTTGGTTTAAAGAAGAGATAGCAGAGTGGGGTCAAATGGTAGGCTATACAGATTCACAGGCTTTACAACAATATCATAGAGAACTTGAAAAACTAAGACCTTTAACAGAAGTAGAAGAAGCTGATAAAGAAGCTAATTTTATGACTATGCAACAATTTGAATCGGATATGTATGATGCTTATGATAATGAAGATGGCGACATATCTGAAGTTCAAAGAAAATATGGATATGATGAAGAAGAACTTGGTATCTTAAATGGTTTGGCTGCATTTGCAAAATTAGCTTGGCAATCCCCAACCTATATGGCTGGTTCTGTATTTGGTATGGTTGCAAAAGACCCAGAGTTATTATTGTTAGGTTTATTAAGAATACCAGCATTAGCTGCTCAAGGTACAACTAGGGCAGTTCAACTTGCAAGTTTAGCTATGAGAGTACAACCTAAATATGTACAAACTATGTCTAAAGCTATACAAGGGCAAAGAGGTAGAGCAGTTATTGGAAGGGGTGTTGAGGGTGCTACCTATGGTGGTGTCTATGAAGCCTTACATGACTTAACTTTTAAAGGGCATATTAAAAAAGAAAATGTAGAAAGAGGACTTGCTTTAGGTAGCTTACTAGGTTCTGCTTTTGGTGGATTATCTAAAAACATTGGAAGAGAAAGTTGGTTAATAAATAGACAGACATCTTTAAATGCTGAAAAAAATATATCACAACTTAAATATTCATTACAAGACCCTAATCTAAAGTGGACAAAAGCAGAGGGAATTGGTGGTGAAGGTGTACTAAGCTGGGAAAAAGGTTGGCAACAGAAATTAGAAAATATTAAACTTGAGAATAAAGGGTTTAAATATAACCCAAAAACTAAGCGATATGAAGAGCCTGTAGTAGAGGATGCGCCAGTTAGAGATGCAACTGGTGAGGTTGTTGACCCTAATATTGATAATATAAATCCAGAGTTTAATCCAAACAGACCTCCTAAAGCACAAATGCCAAAGGGATTAGATAATGCTACAAAAGCAAAGTTCTGGAAAGGTAGGTTACAAGGATTAGTTGACCATGAAAGTGGTGTTAAAGGCACTATTTATAATCAATTTATTAAGGACATGACTGATGCTGGTATGTCAATTGAAAAAGCATATGCTAAACTTTCTGATAATATAGATAAAAAAATACTTGTTGCCCAAAAGAAATTATTACTTGAAAAAAATAAAGATGGGTCAGCAAAATACACTAAAGCAGAGGCTGGTGCAATTGCTGTAAAAGAAGCAGCAAGAGAATTAGAAGCTAGAAATCCAGAGTTATTAAAGGCAGAGGGAGTTCCTTATAATAAAACCACATCAAAAAAATGGGGAACACAAAGAGAACAAGTCCTAGCTGATGATTTAATTGGTGCAGGTGAAGTATTAAAAGATGCTGGTTCTTTTTCACATATATTTAAAAATGTTTTCAAAGATTTACCAAAAGCCACACCCAAACAATTAGTTAAAGCAGGTGTAATTGGTGGAGTTACTGGACTTATTATTGCAGATGAAGATAAAGCATGGGGTGGTTTATTAGGTCTTACTGCTGGTTTGTTAGTTAGAGGTAATATAAAGGGCATTAATGTTAGTCAAGCTAAGATTAGATTAAGAATGTATAAAGTGGCTAGTGAAGGTGAGGGTTTAATGAAAACTCTACAGATGGAAGCTGGTAAAACTGTAAATATTCTTCATCAAGTTTTAAAAGGAAAACATCCAGATATAAGTTCTTTAGATTTTTTATCTTATGTTGAAAATTTTAGTAAAAAAAGTAAAGTAATAGATGGAATAGAATATGGCATTAAAGGTAGGAATAAATTATCTGCCGAAGCACAAGATGCTATTCGTGCTTATAGAGATTTAATGAAAAACTTTGAAAAGGTTGCTAAAGATGTGGGTATTTTTGCAGACAGACAATTTATTAATGACTATGTAACACACATTTTTAGAAATAAAAAACAGACACCAGACTCAATTGAAGCATTTGTTAGAAGGCTTAAAAACTCTAAAAATGGTTCTAAGTTAGATGATGTGTCAACATTTAGTAATCCTAGAAGGCTTATTGAAGATATAAAAGTATTGGCTAAAACCCATCCAGACCTTGAAACTGATGTGTTTAAGATATTAGATGCTTATACAAGGTCAATGTCTAAAGCTATTGCTGGTAAAAATATCACTAGACAATTAGAACGAACTGCTATATTAGATGGGAAAAATCCAATTAGTGTTATTATAAATCCTAATGAGTTTAATCGTAGGATTGAGATTAATGATGTAGGTAGCGTAGGATTAAAAGAATATGCAACTGATGTGCTTGGCTATCAAGTAAGTAATCATCCAGCACTTAAAGGTAAGTTAATACATCCATTAATTAAAAAGTCTTTAGATGATTTTTATGCACCAGAGATAGGTACTGAGGGTATCTTAAATAAAATTATACTTGTGAATAATGCAATGAAACGATTGGCTGTTTCTTTTTCTTTGTTTCACATGCAATCTTTAGTTTTCTCTGGTATTTATGCTGGTATTGGTGGTGAGTTATTAACATCGGCAGGTCGAGCAAGAATGAAAATGGTTAATAAAATAGTAAAAGGTCAATGGGAAGGTCATGGATTAGACGCAAAAGGCAAACCAATTCTTAAAAAGAATGTTCATGGTAGAGAGGCAGAGGGTGAGTTATTAGGTGCATCTATACTTAAAGAGATGGCTGAAGAGGGTGTAGAAATAGGCGTTAAGGCTAGTGAATATGTAGATGCTGGTTATAATACTGTTAAAAATCTAATGGAAAGATATGCTAAACCACTAGATTATGTACAAACTAAACTAGATAAATTGACTTGGGATAAGACACATGATATGGGTAAGATGTTTGCTTATCTAACTATGAAAGATAGAATGATGTCGAAAACACCTCGTGGTCTTGCAAGAATTATGCCTATACTTAGTAAGATTCGTGGGAAAGACTTAGGTAAATGGGAAGCTATGAGCCATGCTGAAGCAAAATCTTCAGCAGCAGCATTTGTTAATGATGCTTTTGGTGGACAAAGACATGCTAAATTAGCTATGGAATGGCAGAAGAAAGCTATAGCAAATGCCGACAATCCTAAAGGTGTTTTCTATAATATGATTGCTTTATGGACTACGCCATCTAAAGCTAAGTTATCTAACTTGTTTTTATTCTCGCCAGACTGGACAATTTCAAATCTTAGAATTGGTTTTAGAGGTCTTGGTATGACTAAAGATATAGTAGGAAAGATAGCTAAAGGTAAGAAATTAACACCAAAAGATATGGCAGAATGGAATATTTACATGGGTTATTGGACTAGGGCTGTCATTGCAACAACAACAGTAGCTTATATAATGCACGAAATGTTTGCAGATAAAGATAAAGAATTTGATTTACAAGATTTTTGGTATACAGGTAGACTTGATTTAGGTACAGGTGAAGAGTATGTGGTATCAAAACAGATAGCAGAACCAATGCATTGGATAACGCATCCAACACAAACCTTTATGAATAAAACTGCTGCTGCACCAAAAGTTGGATTGGAGTTATTATTAGGGAAAAAATACATCTCTCTTAAACATGGTGGTGGATATATCGGGCCGACTCTTGATAGAGGTAGCCCAAAAGAAATGGCTTTATGGGGTGTGGGTAAGGTTACACCTATATCGTTAAGCCCCTTTAAAAGAGCAATTGAAGAAGATGAAGATTTGTGGGATGCCACAGGTAAAGCAATGCTAGGAAGTCTTGGATTCCCAAGATATGGCAGTAGAAAATAATAATAGGAGTAAGAAATGGCAAATCCAAGAGCAACAAAAATAGCAGAGTTAAAGGCTAGGATAGAGGCTGCTAAAGCTGAGATAGCACAACTACAAGCTGATGAACAGGCTGAAGTAGCAGAGGAAAAGACTGGTGCTGCCATGAATTTCAAAGCTGCTGCAACAGGATTAGGATTAGATGGTAACAGAAATGACCAAGGTGATTTTGTAGAAGCAGAATTTCCACCTCATAGAGAGATGACTGCTGATGAAAAGAGTTTATATGATGCTATTATGGCTGGTGAGATGCCATTGACAGATGAGATGCAACTCATAGCCAATGATATGTCTGACCAAGATTTTATTGATACAGGAATACCAGTTGTTAATAAGAAAGTTTTTACTATAGATGATACTGATGATGGTAAAGGTGCTCCTACTGGAGAACTTGGTAGTGGTATGGATTTATCTGGTCAAAATAAGGGTAAAGATAGACTCATTACAGAGAAACAAATTGCAGAACCAGAGGATGATAAAATTCATGGAGTAAAACCCAAAGAAGAAATTGATGATATTGACACAGACGAAAGAACAGATGAAGAGTCTGGTAAAATGCGTCATGGTGGTGTTGATGCCGAAGAGGGTAGAAACAAACCAGAAGTGTCAAATGCTAGAGGTGAAAAAGCAGGTTGGGCAATGGCAGAGGGTTCAAATATGTGGAGCGTTGATGAGAAAGACGACTACTGGAAAACTCAAGAGGGATTTAATGAGGCTATGGACTTGTATGGTAAGAAACCAGCATGGGTAAAAGAACCAACTTTGATTTGGAATCCAGAAACACAAGAGTATGAAGAAGTTGAAGAAGAAGAAGAGTTTGAAGATTTATCTCGCCCTGCTATTAGTGCTGATATCAAAAAACTCTTTGGCTAGTATGAATGTAGACGAGATAAGAGCCTCGTTACTAAGGGCGGGTTTTGAAGAAGATGAAATACCTGCCTTACTAGGTAATATAGATGTAGAAACTGGTGGTAGTTTTGATTATCAGCAAGTAGAAGATACATCTAATGAACAGAAAGGTTATGGTTTATTCCAGTTTACTGGTGGACACCTTTCATCTTATCTTGAATATTTAAAAGATACTGAACAAAAAGATAGTTCAGATGCACAGATTAAGTTTGTGTATGCTAACATCTATGATGAAAACCCACCCCATGTAATAGGTGCAGGAAACCAGAAGAAGATACAGAAAGCATTTGATAGTGATGATAATGCTTCAAAGTCTGATGTATTTGCTAGATGGTATGAACGCTTTGAAGGCTCAGAAGAAGATGATACTTGGATTCCCAACTGGTTGAGAGGTGGAATGTTTGATAAAGTCTTAGGTGGGCTTGATAATCAACACTCTTCTTATAATGAAAGATATAAGAGGTCTAAGAAGTATGATTAATGGACTGTAATGGAGTTGGAAAGAATTAGAGAGGAATACAGAGGTTAATATATAAAACCCTAGCCTTACCATTACTAAATAATAATAATGCCCGTAACCCCCTCTGAATCCTCTTAAAAAATACCTGTTCTTCGGCACAAGTACAGGTAAACTTGCACAAAAAGGAAAAGAAGTCCATCATCTTATGGTATCTCACCCTTCGCCTGTGTTGATTGTACATACCCATATCAACGATAGTTATTAACTCGTACTATCACTTATTATATCTAAGGGGGCATGATAGTACCAACGATGTACTCATTGTTGGAAGTTCCCCCAAAAAACTATGTAACTGGTAATCTTAATTTATCTCTATCCAAGTTTGCTACGGATAATTCTCCGTTCAAAGCAAATATCTTTAGCAAAGATGAGCGACTTATTCCATATCTCTCAGCCTTCGCATCTATAAATTTCAAATCTCTTTTATTAATCTTTAGATTAATTTGTTCTGTCGCCTCATTCATTATACTATTACTTAATTGAAAAGGGTATTATACATTAGTAAATAGAATCTATTTAATATTAAATGGCGATATTGGTGGTGTTGGTGGTAGTCTTTTTTCTTCTTCTACCCATAAATCTATAAGTTCTGATTGTGCTTTATATAATTCAGTATGTACACAATCATTCTTCTTGTCACCAAACATTCTTATATACTCAGAGTCTTTTGTAAAGTCAATCATTTTGAGTTACTTTACTCACCTCTTCCATCTTTGTTTCAAATTCACTACATCCTGTTAGTAGAGTTACTATAACTTGTAATACAATTATTAATGCTATAGTTTGCATACGCCATCCTCACAATCATCATCTGATTCTATTATAACATACTCTTCTACACTTCTAGTGGTTATCTTTTTAATAGTAGAGCCAAGGTTTCCTACTGTAAATTGTTGTAATAGATTTTCATAACTTCGTTTCTCGCATCTCTTTAAATATATATTATAAGCATAATTAAAATTTAAATTTAATACTACTGATGCTTTTTTTGCATAATCTATTGCCAACGCTTCACATAGTTCTACCCTCGTCATTTTCTAATATCTCCATTTGTTTGAACAATATGTGAGGGTCTTTACTGTACATCTTTTTAGCAAAAATTTCCACAACTTGTTTGTCATCTATAAAAAAAACACCATTCAAAGAATCTAGTATTGCTTTTATGTAGTTATCAATGTCAGCATTGTTACTACAGTAGGTGTTATCATAATTGTTTCTCTTCTTCTTTGACCAAGACTTTGGAATCTCAATCATAAACTCTAAACCAATACAGACTAACTTATCAGAGGGAGTCTGATTCAACTCACTTGTAAGTGCTTCCATATCTTTTTTAAACTTGGTGTACTTCTTTGGGTAGTATGTAGACCACCTTGCTACCCGAGGTCTTGATGCTGGAACAGGATTTATATTAAATTTTTCAGTCCAAATCATATCTAAGTTGTTCTATCTTATCTAAAACAAAGCATAGTAAAAATCTTATTTCCATATCTCTTGGTGTATCTTCTTCCCTTGCCACCTCTAGTGCATCTTTAATATTATCTGATATTTCGTCTATCGCATCATGTTGATTTATTCTCATATTGCATTGCTATTTTATAATCATCAGTTCTTGGGAGTTTTATACCATGCTCACCCGACAACATCTCAATCTCACAGATGTAATCTATAAACTCGTCTATATTTAACTCCCTTGTTGATGGTATTTGAGATATATCTTTACCACTTTTGGTTTTAAATTCTATCTTGGTTAGGAATTTATCAGCTAAAACAAGGTGCATTTCTTGTTTAGAATAGCCTATTTCCTTTGCTAGTATATCCACCCATGCAAAGTAAAGCCTGTTTTGAGCATCTGAACGCCTCGACTTTACGATGGAAACTACTGCTTCTTGTGTTGTGGGGTTTTCTAGGAAGTAATCTTGTACTAAAGTTTTAAAGATTGCTTCTTTTGGTTTATCTTTTTGAATGACTCTACTTATCATTGTACACTACTCCTACTTTCTTGTGTTCTTTTTTTCTATCTAAATAAATTTTAGATACCCATAACCTATTCTGACGAACAGCGTGTTTGAGTTTATTAATAATAGGATGTGCTTTCTTATGACTCATTTGATATTTTTATCCAAAAGTGTACTAATTAATTTTTCAATAAACCATCTAGCCTTTCTTAAATCTTCAACTTGCCCCTCACCTTTATGCTTATCTCTCCATCTACATAAATACTTAACAGCAGATGCCGTAAAGTAATCCATATCTTGGTCAATAATAAAATCTATGACCTCTATCTCTCCTTTCTGATAGTGAGAGGGGTTGATGTTATCTTGTGGTTCAGCCACCAATCCATCCGAATAGCATAGCCACTACAACAATCGCTAGGAATATCGTAAGCGATTTATTCTTTAACACTTGGTCGATTAAGTCTTTCATTCTGACAACTCCTTTCTAATGTCATCATCAAGCAATCTCCATATAACTACTGCTGCGATTATACCAACCAAACCAGCAGAACCTAACTGTGCTATGATATCAATGATTGTACCAATTACATTACCACCTAAAAAAGGTACGCTATGACCAAAGACAATCTGTAAAACAATTGCCAAACTAATCAGTTTAATACCTACATTTATACTAGCATCTGCGATGCCCATTATTCTATCTAACATATATTTATCTCCTTAAAAAAAAAGAACCCCTATTTTAACTGAATTAATCTCTTACGGAGAAGTATTTTTTGAGTATTTATTACTGCTCTCAACACTTCTAGTTCTAACCATTCACTCTCTATTGGTGGGCTTAATTGTTTTCTTCCATCTATAATATCATGGCAATTAATACAAGCATACATTCCAAAGAGGTCTGATTGCTTAGTTCCCATGCCCCCACCATTCATGTGGGCGTAAACTACTGTTTCATTTTCGGGCATACAGCCCTCTAATCTTACTTGGCAAGGCATACCCCTTGCTGATTCTGTGATTCTACTCATAATTATCTGCCATATATATCTCTTTCTATAGTTGAAAATCTTGAGAAATCTCCCTCAAATTTACATTGAACAGTACCACTTTGCCCCATTCTATTCTTGGTTATGATTATTTCTGCCAATCCTTTCTCTGTAGACTCTTCTTTAGTATAGTATTCATCTCTGTAACACATAATGATTACATCAGCATCCTGTTCTATCTCTCCTGAAGAGCGTAGGTCGCTCATAAGAGGACGTTTATCTCCACGATACTCTACCCCACGACTCAATTGGGATAATAGAATTACAGGTATGTCTAGTTCTTTAGCGAGATATTTCAATTCTCTAGTTATGTTTCCTAGTTCACTCACTTCCTTTGCTTTATCATAAGACATTATCTGTAAATAGTCCACAATAATAACGCCAAGGTTTTTCTCTCCATGTAACTGTCTTGATTTAACTACAATATCTTTAGCAGATATACCACCCTTATCTATTATAGTCATGTTCTTATCACCAGCCTCGGCTAATGCTTTGTACCATCTATCGTTTTCATCTTCTGTTAGTTGATTTCTTTCCACTTTCCATAAAGGTATATTAGTTTCACTTGATACTATCTTCATCATTAGTTGTACTTGTGTCATCTCTAATGAAAAGAATACTACACTCTTGTTCTTTGATATATTGTTAGCAAAATTCATAACCAATGTAGACTTACCCATGCTTGGTCGCCCAGCAATTACAGTTAGAGTTCCATTCCTTAGACCATTAAGTAGTTTATCAATATCTTCAAAGCCAGTTGATAGTCCAGCACCATGCTCTTTAAGGTCATCAATATATTCTATTGTTTTAGATACTATATTTTTCATACCATCTTCATTGGCATCAGCCAAGTCAGATTGTAGTTTTGTTATTTCATCTGCTGACTTCTGATAGTTACTGTATGAAATGTTTTCTTTTAAATCTTCTATCTTATTTGATATTCTTCTAGTGCGAATGTGTTTAGCGTAGACTTCAATGTTCTCTATACCAGCACAGTTCTCTGCTAAATTAGCAAGGAAATGAAAGCCAGTCCACTCACCACTATGGTCGCCATCTCTATCTATCCAATCTCTAACAGATAGTGCGTCAATGTGTGCTTCCTCATTATCCATAGCAACAAGGTAATCAAAAAGAATACCTAAATTTTTATCAGAAAAGTCAGAAGAGATTAGACCAGTTGCCCTTACTTTAGGGATAACTGGATTGATTAGTAAGCCACCTATAACTGATTGTTCTGCATCAATAGAGTTCATGGTCTACCCCCTATACTTTTTAATGCTAAGTTCATCATCTCTCTATCTATATCCTTTTCACTTATAGTTAATTTAGTTCTTGGTTTTGTTAAGGCGGGTTTTGCAAATATCTTATCGGGGCATCTATGCTTTAACAATCTTCCCCTTACTAGATGTATGGCAATCTCTTTTTGTTTCCATCTTGAGCGAAGCCTCATAAGAATCTGCCTTGCAGTCCACTCAGTTCCATCAGTAAGGGTATAAATTTGTATTGGTCTACTCATTATTACCTACCAAGGCAAGTCATCATCTTCGACTGCTGGTTTGAATGGCTCAGTAGTTCCTAATGGGTCATTAAATGGCTCAGTAGTTGATGCAACCACTCCACCTTTAGGTTTGAAACTAAGGGTTAATGCTGGTGCAGTTGGCTTTGCCCCTTTATCTCTTTTCCAAGCAGAAACATACATCTCTGTACCATTTACATTTGCTACTCCTGTAAAGTGTGGGTGTCTTTCTGTTTCCCTCTTCTCATTTTTCCAAATGCTACCTCTGTTTGTGTTGTCGTATTGCGACATATTTATCTCCTATCTTTTATTATAAAATATATATTATACACTATCTATCTACCTATATCAAAGAGATACTCACCAACAGTACAGCCCTCGCCAAACTGGTTGGTAACTTTCTTATCTCTAGTTACAATATGTAGCCCTTTCTTTCTTAGGTTGTGAATGACTGCCGACAATCTATAGACTCCACATTTATTCCATGAGTCTAAAGGATTGACTGCACCCCATTGGTCGTACATGGTTGGTTCACCATGCTCATCATAATCTCTAATACTATTCATGTGAAATTGATTTAAGATTCTGCGTTCTTGTTTACTTAGTTTCATATCATTCTCCAAATAGTTGTATGTGTTTATCTTTGACTTGAACATAATCATTATCATCTGCCCATTCCCATATGTTAGTAGCAGATTCTAAGTCTTTGTTCTTGTGTGCTTCAACCAGTTTGTCCATTGCCTTTATGATTTCAGCACTCCTCTTTTGACTAGCAGTCGGTTGCTTACTGACTGACTGTCCATCATCATCTTCTGTTTCTAAACCAAACATAGAGATGAGGGCGTATCTTCTAGCGTAAGTAATTGCACTACCTAACTTTTGCATATCGGCAGTAGGTAAAAACAATCTTACCTCTGACTCGATAAACTCTTTCGGGTTATCTTGTAGTGTTAGTCTTGTTACTAAGACATCAGCATTGTTCTCTGTAACTTTAGGGCATTGAGTAAAACAAATCCCCAACGACTCACAGACTGGTGAGATTGATTCAATCACATTGTTAATGTCTGCGTAGTTAGATTTAAAGAAAGGGTTCTTGGCATTCTTAGTTACTGAACCAATCATTCCTCTTGCCTGTAGTATTGCTTGGTAAATGTTATTCTCTTTCATTTGTATCTCCTTATTAACTATAATCATTATACACTTTTCTTATTGACTTGGGGATATTATTTTCTTTTATATAATATTCCTTTGCCATTCTCTTTACTGTTTTAACTGCGTACTTGATTCCTCTTGGTGTATCGTACTGAGTTAAATGTTTTAGTGGCTCAGTATTTAACACTCGTCTAACTCTTATTGGGTATTCATAGTAGATTAGGTGAGTCCACTTACGCCCAATGTTTATTACTAATGCCACTCTCCAACCCTCGTTGGTGTGGTGATTGATTACTTTATACATACCTTACTCCTTAATAGTTTGTCAAGTTTGTTTAATCTTCTTTGTTCCTTTCTTCTAAGTAATCTACTACTAGGAAGAATGCTATGTTTACCACTTTCTTTGTTCATGCTTTTATTTAATATCCATAATGATTGCATCTCTTACTCCTCTTTAAATTAACTTAGTGTACAGTATAGCATACTTATTTACTTTTGTAAAGTATTAAAATAAACTTTGTTGATTAGGCTCATCACCTAACCGTTTTAAAATCTCATCAACAGGATTAATATTATCTTCGCTAGGAAACCAATGCGACTTGTAACCTGTTTCAGTATAAGCACATGGGTTACTAAAGTATTCAACATGGTCAACCTTATATAAATCTTCGGGAGTGTGGACTATCTTAATTGACAGCCCACCCCATGTTATATTGTAAGTTATGCTTGACTTGTTAGCCATTGTATGTAATATTTATTTAACAAATGTTCTTTGGCATCATCAAGTATCATCATAATAACTCTTTCTAATATTTCTTGGTGGTCATCATCAGGGTGAAGTCCATGTTCAATCACTATATCATCTTTCCATTCTTCAACCGTTGCCATAGTCCAACCAGTAAATCTAATAATGTCAGATTCGTCAGACATATCTTCGGGGGTTATTGTTTCTTCCTCTTTCAATTTAGTGATTATTAAACACGCTTCGTATTTACTTAATGGCAAAGAATAATTATGTCCGAGTTGTTCGCACAAATCATTTATTACCCATAGTTGTTTTGATGTAGCAAGTTCTTTATTATTTTTCATTGCTACCAACATTTGTTGTACTCTATTTGTTTTCATTTTATTATCTCCGTATGTCCTGTAATATTATGTTGTTTCATAATGGTTATATCAGCCTTGAATTTATCTGACATATTATCAGCAAAGCACATGGCTTTCCATCTACTACAAGTAGTGTATTCTTCAAAGCCTGTACCAAAAACATAGTATGTATATTGTGGCATTATTCTAACTCCTCTTCATCTCTTGCTTGTTGTTCTTGCCAATCAAGAGGGCGTGATAATTCTTCAGCATCTGAATCATGTCTATCTTTAGGATAGATACAATTCTCTTTCAAAGCATTTTGTAATTCATTATGCTTTGCTTGTGCCTTTGCATTGTCTGATTGTATTTTACACATATCAATTATCATTTCTTTAAAGTCGCTCATCAGTTTATACTCCTATTATTAATTGTTGAATAAATTTCCATGAAACTTTTAATACCTGTTTCATTTTCTGTCATTACATCAAGAGATAATTGGTGTAAATCTTTTGGTGCATCTGACCAAGATTCAAAATCCTGACCACCAAACTCAAACCAAATATCTGTTGCTTCAATTATTGCGTCTGTCATTCTAATCATTTTGTTACTCCAATAGTTATAATATTTTTCTTTGTTACTAAGTCTTATTATACAGAAGTGTAGAACATTTGTCCACCTTTATTTTAAAATAATTTCTGTTTACTAAGAGGAAAATTTTATTCTTGAAACTACCAATTCAACGAACACCCCTATACCTATAGTATTACATGGCTAGAAATAAACAAGGTTAGAATCAACGCTAAGATACCTTAGAATTGAATGAATTATTTTATAAATAAGTGTTGCATTATTCTATACCATGTGTTATAATATAATCTGATTAACTAAGAAAAGGAACAACATGAAACAAGACAGACAAATAATAAAAGACCTTTTAAATTGTGATGAACTGTATGAGCAATTTGTAAATGTCATTTGTGTAGATGATAATAAATTTGTTGAAGAATATTCTGAACAAGAGATTATCGAAGAAGCCAAATATGTTAAGACTAAATATGAAGCTGGTAATGGTTGGATTCATTACGATATGATAAGTGGTGAAGATGGTAGAGAAGCACAGAAAGTAGCAAGAAAAGAATATAACCAAGTCAAAAGATTTCTTAAAAAATGGGATAAACCTTTCTGATTTTTTCCCCTCTTTATTGAGGGGTTTTTTTTGTCTAAAAAAATTTTGCCCTCACAAGTTCGGGCTAAGTAAGGACTCGCTAGTCGCTCGGTAAATGCTAAGAGCAAAGCAATAAGGTTTCGGCTAAGACGCCTCACTAAGAGCAAGAGCAAGAGCCATCTTGCAAAGAAGTAAGGCAAAAATATCTGACTATTTATTTTTAAATAAAGTGTAGTATTAGTATTTACCTATGATATAATATAATCTAATTAACTAAGAAAGGAAATATTAAAATGATTACTCAAGACTTAATGGAAATGACAACAAATAATGTAGTTGGTAAGATGGAAAAATATGGTGCTAACTGGTTGCGTTCATGGGTTGGCGAATCTGAATTGCCAATCAATTGTGAAACCAACAAGGCATACACAGGAATAAATTTATTTATTTTATTGGGTACTGAAATGTCATCGGGCAAATGGGGAACTTTCAATGCTTGGAAAAGATTAGATAAATCTATACGCAAAGATGAGAAGTGTACAAATATTGTATGGTTTAAAATGTTGAAGTCTAAAACAGAAGTAGACGAGAACGGAAACCCTACTAAATTTCCTATCATGAAAATGTATAGGGTGTTCAATGAATCACAAACTGTTGGATATGTTAAGGAAGTTAAAACAGAGGGCGAAACTTTCGCAAGGTCTGACGCTGATTTGTGGATTAAAAATACTGGTGCTGTTATTGATTATAATAAATCATCTGCTTTTTATAATCCTAATCAAGATAAAATAGGTATGCCATCAATGGAAAGTTTTATAAAAACAGATGACGCAACAGCAGAACAAAATTTTTATGGAACTTTATTTCATGAACTCACGCATTGGACAGGACACACGAGCCGAAACAATCGCTTGATAAAAAACTCAAGCCGAACTGATTATGCTTTCGAAGAGTTAGTCGCTGAACTTGGTGCGTGTTTCCAGTCCGTACATTTTGGAATTGAAACTGCAGAAGTAAACGCTGACCATATAAAATATTTAAATGGTTGGCTCAAGGCTTTGAAAGATGATAACAAATTTATATTCAAAGCAAGTGCAAAAGCAAATCAATCAATAGCATTTTTAAATACTCTTCAAGAGATTAAAAAAGTTGCTTGATTAAAATTCTTACTGAGTACCCGACCAAAACAGTCGGGTATTTTTTTAGAAAATTTCCCCTCTAATACAATGTGCTTTTTCATTGGCTGATAGGCTCTTGACTTTGCTCTTGACTTGGCTCTTGCTTTACTATGACTGAGCGATTAGCGAATCATTCTTAGCTGAGCGTAGCGAAGCGAAATTTTTTTTTTGAAATCGTTAAGGATTCGCCTAGTCGGCTCAGTATTGGCAGAGCAAATCAAGAGCGATAAGGTTTCGCCTGTGTCGGCTCAGTACAGCAGAGCAAGAGCCATCTTGCAAAGAAAACAAGGTGCGAAAATTTGAGATAAAAAAAACCCCTCAGTTAAGAGGGGGAAAATATATCGAGCATATTTTATTACGGAGTTTATCCATAAAAAACCTGACGCCCTAACTCTGCAAAGAATTTTCTATCGAACCATTTAAAGAAATCACAGTCGCCCATTTCGTCCTCTTGGTTTTCTATGTATTCTATAAGTTCAAGACATGAGATATTTTTCTCTTTCATTTCTTTAATTGATGCCGACCAATTGCCACAATAAAACTGATACATCAAACTATCACCAACAAAAAAGATACTTTCATGTTCGTCAGTTTCTAACTCGTCTAACTCATTATATAATATATTCATTTTAATTATCTCCATTAAGTTTATAAAGAAATTCGCACAAGTCAAAATCATTATCATCGAAAAATTTTTGACCTAACATATTTTGTATATGTTTTTTTAGTTCAAGGTACTTTGTATATTCTGCCTTGTCATAATCTATTGACTCGTCTGAATCCCAAACGCATGTATTAGATTCCCAAACAAAATTTAAAATTCCCTGTAATGCTTTTCTCTCTTGGTTAGTTTCTAAAATTATCATAATATTATTACTCCGTTGTTGTGGGGGCTTTCGCCCCCGTTAAAATTAACTTCCTATTCTATTAATTAAAATAGTACTTTCCATATCCCAAGTACGGTGTCCTGTTCTCTCGGTGTGTCGCTTTGCTTGGGCGTTCATTTTTTTATAATCGCCCTTTGAATATACACCGATAGCGTATTGACTTCCGTTTGGGTATTCTGCTTTCAGAACATAAACCACTATAAATTCATCAAAGCCCATTTCATCAACCTTTGTGAAGTGATGTATCTCGGCTTTAAGATTATCATTATCTAGTATTTTTTGTTCTAGTCTTTTAGTGTTTGTTAGTTTCTTGTCAGTCATCTTTTTTACTCCGTTAAATTTAAAAGGTCTTTCTTTGTAACTGGCTCTATTATAACAAATTGGTAGAGGTATAGAAACTTTCTATAGAACCACAGGCAACGACTTACTAGTCCAGATTAAAAGACAGTTATAAAAATCCTTGACAAAAAACCCATTTATAATGTAAAATCGGACAATGCTTTTAGAGATAAAAAGCCATCACCAAAACAAGAGCATAAATATATTTCTAGTAATTTAAAATCAATGTGCTCTTTCATTGTAGATAATCTTTTCTTTTCATTCAAATATAATGCTTGATATTCTATACCCCTCTTATATTTATATTGCTCTACAAAATTGCACAACTAAGCTTCGTTCCTCGCTAAGTTGTGCGTAAAGCTATAAGGATTCGCCTAATAGTCGGCTCAGTACAGCAAAGAAAGAGCGCACCAGCTACAAATATTTGCTGGTGTAGGCAAAAAAGCATAGCTTTTTTTATTCTTCTAGTCGGCTATAAGCCGACACAAAGCATTGCCTGTAAAGAGCAATGCCGCTCTATTCTTTCGCTATGCTTTTACAGGCAATAGTTTCGGCTTAGTAAACTAAGCCGAAACACAAAGCCTTGTATTTTCTAAGCTATGCTTAGAAAATTAGTTTAATAGTTTCAGCTTCGCTGAAACACAAAGCCTTTTGCAAAGCTACAGCTTTGCAACTCCCCCGTAGGGGGAGGCTCATGCTTCGCTGAGCAGAGATATATTACCTCCAACGCACAAAAAACAGAGTTTGAACTAATAAGAAATAAAGTTTACTCACAAGAAACTTTTATGTTATAATACCCACAAGATAACTCTACTCTGAGCCTATAACAAAAATATGGCAGAAACTAAAAGAAAAGCAGGAAACCCTAACTTCCACAAAGGTATGAAAGCCTTGAATGGAGTAGGTAGACCTAAAGGTTCTGTTAATAAGTTTACTGCTTTGGCAAGAGAGTTAATGTCAAATAAATCTCCAGAGATTGTAAAGAAGGTAATTGAAAAGGCAATGGAAGGAGATGTTCATTGTTTGAAGATGTGCTTAGATAGAATATTGCCTGTACAAAAGGCTATTGACTCTACACGAACTAAGGCAGATGCCCAAGTTATAATTAATGTTTCCTCTCTGGAAAGCATACAGCAACAGCTAGATGTTACTCCAGAGGGTGAACTTATAGAACCCAAAGAGAAAAGTGATGATGAGGTTGTGGTGAATGTGAATGGCTGAGTTAGATATTAGCTTACACCCAGCCCAGTTAGAGATATTTCGTTCAAATAAGAGATTTAAGATTGTTGCTGCTGGTCGTAGGTTTGGAAAGTCATACCTATCTGCTTGGTTGTTGTTAATCAACGCAATACAATCTGAATCAAAAGATGTATTCTATAT